TTAACTTCTTTAACCTTTTGCCACCAATAGTTATTATCCTAAAGCTATCTGCCTTGTACCCCTCAAAGTTATACTCATCTGAGTTCGGTCCAGTTCCTGTAGCAAAGGTAGTTGAAATTCTGCCTTCTGAGAATGGCCACGGCTTATATCCTGCCGCCCACCTATGAGCCATAGATACCCAGTTGTTTAACATAGTATCTGTAACCCAACCTGAAGTGGTATTCTTACCACCCCTGACTAAAACTTCTGTTATTATGTCTCCTTTAACCATATTAGTATTCTTCGGTCTCCTTGGAGATATACCCCACAAGAGCCGTTACTTCTGGCGTCGAGGTTCCGCTTGGCGTTAGCTCAACTCCAATTTCAAAGGTTTTACCTTTGTCGTCAATAATAAATTCTGCTTCTGTTGAATCAACAATTGAATAAGTCGTTCCACTCCCACCTCCAACCCGAGCATATCTCCACCCTGCTTTTTGACTACCAGACTGGTCTCCGGAAGTAGTTGCCCTATCTGTCTTATATAAAATAGCCACTGAACAGCTTGTTGGTAGTTTTTCCATGACCACCTTAATTGACACAAAATGCTTTTTAAGGTGTGGTATTCCACCTGTAAACTCTAATCCCTCGTATAATGCCACTGCTCTTGAGGTACTTGAAGCCATATCAATTCCATAATAAGTTGCTGAACCTGTAACTTTGTATGAAGCAAATGGTACTGAATTATTTACCCACACTGCTCCAATTTCACTTATAGTGTTTCCTAATACTGTTTCATCTAACCTAAACTCACAGTTAAGTGCCATTGGTCTATTCTGCATTCTCCTTCCCATTGAATATATCCCTGTCTGATCACCTGCGCCCCAGAATCCAAACAAAGCTAAGTCATTGTAAATCGCTGTTCCCATTGGATTAGTTCTTCCTAATTCTGCTGGTAATGAATTCAAAGGTGCCTTATTCACGAAGTCTGAATAGAATATCTCTCCTTGTGCGCCACCCTGTAATAATATCAGTTCTGTATCAATAAGTGCATTCACTCCTTTAACTGGAACTTTCCTTTTTTGAACCCAGTTTGTAGCTGTTGGTGTCCAACTCCATAAATGTCCTTCTTCTGAATCGTCTGCCCTCTCAGACCCTATAATGACATAGTCATCTCTTTCTTCTAAGCATTTTATTATATTCCCCGGGCGCAAGTTCATTGCTGCATTAGTATAACTTCCATCATAATCTATTGTAGCTAAAAAGTTTCCATTCCCTATACACAGTTTACCCACAGCATTCTTCATGGGGTGCTGATCATAGTTATCTAAATCTGTTTTATAGTTCTGTGAAGCCACCCCTGCTGCCCAAGGAGTATCAACAGAACTGTTAAGTGTCATTCTAGCTATTGAAGTTGAAGTTGCCCAGTATAAATAGTTATTCCCACCACTTTCTTTCCACTCAGCAGAACCCTTAATCTCGCCATTCTCGTCTTGATAAACTCCCGTTACTACTGGATCTGTTTGGCTTCCGGCTATAGCATACACTGAACCTAAGTTTCCAAAAGCATAAGTAGTGCCATCTTTAGCACAAATATAATATCTGATTAAATCCTTTACTACAGTCGTACTACCAACATTTAACATGGCCCAGTTGCACGACAAACTGTCTCTTCGTTTGTGGATGTTCAAACCATAACTATATTTATAGCTACCTTTAATTCCTCGAGTGTTTTCGTCTGATAATCCACCCCTAAAAGATAATATATTGTATGGTATATAATCCATTAATATTCAAACAAATCCCAATCTGCCTTGAACCACTTTGGCCTAAAATGGTATTTGTCTGCTTTACTTAATTTAACCTTTTTCCAATTTACTTCTTTAAAAAACTCCTCAAATAACTGCTTAATTTTTTTATTCATCAATACTACCCATAATACCCTGCGCAATAATCTAATTCTTTCTTTCATATCATCTACCACCTCAGCGTACTCTAATTCCTGTAAAGCTACCATTAAATTCTTAACCGGACTTCTGACTATACTAAATATTGGAGCTAAAAACTGAACTCGGAATCTATAACTATCATCTTCTTGCAGTATAAAACATAGCATATCTCTGAATTGTAAAATCTTTATCTCCGGGTGTTTTTCTTGTACTCTAGTAAAAGCGTCATATATTTCTCTCACTGAAATAAATAACTTCTCTCTTGGGACTATGTCATATCGCATCGTATCTAATATCTCATAAGCATTCTGTAAGGGTTCTCTTATTTTGATTGGCTCTCCTCTTTCAATTCTCGCCCAATTGTCATTGAATATCTGATTCTTGATTTCGTGCTTTAATACTGCCAACGGTCCAAATGGTCTGTCCTTCCATGTTCCAAATAACAAATGACTTCTTGGAAATCCGGGGAAATCGTAATCTTCCCCTTTAATTCTCATTACTTGTGCGCCATCTTTATTGGTAGTTATACAAGCCTCCTGAGTTTCTTTAGTCTTGTAATACTTAGTCATTGACATTTTATCAGGAGTAATGCCAAGTAATTTGTATATTTTCCTTTTAAACCAACGTTTTATAAAATACATATCTTTCTGATAACTCACTTCTTGACGCCGTGAGGCAATTTCCGTCAAGTTATTGCCCCACAAGCGAATTATCACAAGTTAATTACTATACGCTACCCAATAATACAGCGGCATTCTTTCTTCGGAGTTTCGGTATTAAAGCTCCAAATAGGAATAATCCCTGGTATTTCTTGGCGAATTGATTTTCTGCTTCCACTACTCTGCTCTCTGAGAACTTATCTGCATAAGTCAAAGTTGACATGTGGCAAGCTGGCAATATGTAACCGGTTGTACCAGTTACGATTGCTGCTGCACCACCAATGGCAGCTTGGGTTGATTTAGAAGCTCTTGTAGATACTCTTGCACCTTGTGCAACGAATAAATCAAAGGATCCTAATCTTCCAACCTTACCATTCAATACAGTTTCCTTATAAAGGTCTGCAATACCATTTGGTTGAGTTTCTGATGCCTGCCTAATGGTTGTCATAACCCAAGGTGGAACTGTAAATTTCCTATCAGTTGGGGGTGTTTCAGCATCATCTAACAATTCATTTAACAATGTTATCTGGTCGTAAATGCTTGATGCAGATACTGCTGTTGCAATAGCTGCCTGGACTTCCCAACCCAAACCAGATGTTGCTACCAATGAAGCATTACCATGGTCTGAGCCATATTTATTGAAGATTCTACCATCTCCTCCGAATGTTCCTCGGAGTGTGTAGTTTTCCTCAAAGTCTGGTCCGGATGTTGCTTCATCCCACTCTGTAACTGTTACAGATGTTGAGTTAGTAACTCCAGAAATCCTGTACCAAGGTGTTACGAATGCTCTTGTTGAGAGTAAACGAATACCTTTGTATAAGTCTGTGTTCTGGAATGCAGCGGTATATGTGTTACCATCCAGTGGGTTTTCCTGCCAGTTGGCGTTATTAGTATCATCGTCAACCTCTGTTTTGATAGAAATTGTTCCTCCTGTAGCTGATGTAACCAACGAAGCCATTGTTTTAGCTGAACCTTCAACTAAAAAGTTAATTCCAATCCAGTTTCCAGCTTTTGTGCCTGTACCGAATTTCTCCAATCCATAAGCATCAACTATTGCTGCCAACTTCTGTGAATGTATCTCTATCAACGAATCTGGTACATCACCAGCGTATGTGAATAAATCTTCCAGTTTATCAAGAGAAAAGTTGTAGTATTTCCTCTTTTCAACTGTTAAGATGTCCTCGGCATCAATTATCTGTCCGGTTGTCATGTCTGAACCAACAGTATAATCGCCAAGCTCTGCCTCGTTCAAGAAAGACAGGATATTCACTCTATCTCCTGGCTTTTTGATTTCGCCTTCGTAGTTGCGGTTGCAAATTCCATCAATGACAGAACCAGCATACATTCTACGAAGAACTTTAGAGGCAAACTGCTCTCCAAAATTACTTAAATTCATATTTTTTATGTCCTTCTAATCTATGACTGAATCTTAAGTTGGTCTTTTTTAAGAAGTTCTAAATACTTTTTGTAGTTAGTCCTTCTCAAATTCTCAACTTCTTGAGCAGTCATACCAGACACCATCGGGGTTCTTGTTCCCCCGGTTGGACTTTCTAAACCTTGTCTCCTTGGTTCTAATAGTCCATTTTCAGCAAGAAAAAGTTTTGCTACGCTTTCAATCTTAGCTCTTGGATGTTCAGATTTTCTAAACTCCTCGAACTTAGAAGATTGTTCCTTTAACAAAGGATATTGTACGTATATTCTTTCAAGTTCCCTTTCTTCTCGTAAGGTGTTTAATTCACCCCTTACAGAATCAAGTTGTCCCTTAAGAATCTTTCCCTCGTCTGAATAAATGTCTGCTTCAGAAGAATTTTGATTAATATTATTTTGTTTAAGTTCTGCTAACTCTGCTTCGGCTTTTTTAAGCCTTTCAAAGTTCTGCGAACTTACTTCTGCTTTGTGTCTCAGATCGCTGAGTTCTTCCTCTGCAATTTCTGTTTTTTTGACAGTTGACACTTCTGTCTTTTGTGGAGTGTTTTGAGGTGTCTCCACTACCTCTGTTGTTTCTTCCATTTTTTTGTGCTTGGTTGCACTAATTTAATTATAATCTTGATGCTTTTACTTCTAATGAAGATACATCTGTTGCTCCGGTGTCTTTGAGACACTGAATCAAATTTAGATAATCTTCTTTAGTTTCTGGTACTTGATATACCTTTGCTGTTTTTGGTTCTTCAACCATTTCTTCTACCTTAACTACCTCAATTTCTTCGACTGGTTCAACTTCTATTGGTTCAACTTCTTTATTTTTTTTTGCTACTTTTTTGGATTTTATTACCATATTTTTTAGCCCATTTCTTAGCTATTTCCGGCTTTTTGGCATACATAAACTTTCTTTGTTTTAAACTACGAAAAGGCATGTTATTGATTAATTAATTGTTGCAAATTCTTCTCGAGGGCCGACCTTGTTTCTTTTGGACTGTCTATTGCCCTCAAGATTGCTTTATAAACAGTATGATATGGAATTAAATTATTTTTCTTCTCTTGGTCTAAATTATAATCTGCCCACTTCTGCTCTATTATCCCCACTTGATTTCTACAAAAATCCTTTACATCTGGCAAGGTTAATTCTTCCTTAGATAACACTTTTTGCCAATCGTCAAATGTTTTCTGTTCTTCTTTGCTTAAATCTCGTGTGTCATTAATTCCTCTTTTCTGTAATAATTTTGTTAATAAGTTGTGCATATTAGTCGTATGATATTATTTCTACTGTTCCTGGGTTCTCAGAAGCAAAATATGCTGTTCTCCCAGATAAGTTAAGCGTTGTCTCATAGTAAGCCTGACCTCCCTTGATAACTATAAACCCAACTGTTGAAGTTGCTACCTTGCCTGTATTATACGAAAACCTTAGATCACTATCTCCCCTATTTTGTATGGTCATTGATACTGTATTGCTTGGAAGTGACTGTGAGTATTCTATGTTAGCTAATGCCATATCCACGTTGAATATGTGAATATTCTCAGGTTTCTTTTCTTTCACTACTCCTCTGCCACCACCTGATACTGAAATTTCTGGAAACTTAAATGGCTTACCATCGGCACCCCTTAATTGTACTGGCAACGGGTTATTCTCATTTATTCCATACAATGATACCTCTCCAGCTACTGGCATAGTCCCATCTGGCCACACCAACTCTGGGATTTCAATCTTAGGAACTTTCACAGTAACTTCTGGTTTTGGGACTTTAATTACCGGTATTTTAATCTCTGGTATTTCAACCTTTACTTTAGCTTCAGGTACTTTTATTTCAGGAACTTTGACTACAACCTCTGGCATTTTTATCTCAGGTACTTTTACTTCCGGAACTTTAATGTCTGGCACTTTAACATCCGGAGTAGTTACAGAAACGCTAGGAACATCAATCTTAATATTTTTAATTCCATCAAGATATTGCTGAACAGAATCTTTAATCTGCCATATAAGAGTTTCAAAGGTCGGTCTTAATTCTTTAACAATAATCTCTCCCACCCCACTAATAATCTTATTCTGTTGGACCTGCATCTCGGCCTTATGTATTATTTCTTTTGCTTTTGTAATGTCATCCATTAGTTAAAGCTGGCGTTAATTGTTTTTGTAATTCACCCATTCTTTCGTTCATTTGCATAACTTCTGGATTAGGAGTCGTAGCCTGTTCTTGTTGCATCATCATTTGCTGTTGCACTGTTTGGGCCATCTTATCCTCCTCTTCTTCAACTCTCTTTAATTCTTCCGGAGTTAAATCAACCACCTCTAACATTCTCTTCTGAGCTATCTTACGTAATTCTGCATTCTGCGGAAATTGAGACATTATAAACTGGAACTTCTGTATGCTCTTGATGCTTTCTGTTTCTTGCTCTGAACTTGATCTTACTTGTGGTTCATAACCTGTATCAGATTTCCAATCACTAGTCATTACTATATTCTCATACATCTTACCAGACTTACCTTGCTTGTATAACTTCAAACTCTTAGGAGAGTTAGCTTGCATTAATCCATCCCATTTTACTGCTGTCTCATACCAAGACATCCTATAAAACTTCTGCATAGCAGTAGCTCTCTCTTGTGCCTTACCAACTAAAATCTGAACTTCACCCAATGTTTGTTGTCCTTGTTCACCAGTACCTTTTTGAATAGCCGTAGCGCCGCTTCCTCTTTCAACTATCTGGGTAATTATATTTATAGCGTCTAAGGTGTCGTCTAGTCCTGAAATCTCTACTGGCATTATAACCTTTCTAACGTCTTCTCCCGGAGGAGCAGGCAGCATCATTCCAGGCCCTGGCGTGTATGTCTGGGGAGTATAATTCTCTCCTGGCATATACCAGTGCATTTGGAAATTCTTTAAAGTTCTATTTTCAATTAGCTGACTAAACCATACGTTTATAATCTTGTTGGGCACTCTTACTAAATCAGCCACGCTATCAGAATATATATCCAAGGTCTCCGGATCTTCTGACCATATTGTAAATGGCCAAAAATCAACTCCTATGCAGTCTTCAAGTGTCTCGTTATACAGTTCAATTCTGTCGTTGGCATAAACAATAACCTTTCTCTCGTACTCTTTGCCATTCCAAATCTTTGTAAAATGTTCTGTCAGGTTTATAATCGTCTCTCCTGCCGCAAAATAGGGGAAGTCTCCGTGATTAATCCCCATCGCTTTCAATCTTTCCATCTTCTCTTCCCAAGCTTGCCTGTCTTTTTCTCCCTGAATCATTCCTTCGGGCGTTTCAACCCATATCTTTAATTCCTCCCGGCCTTCTTTGGAATACTTGTCATCAGCCACAATATCCCTTAAACACTTAAATATGTTCTGGTGAACAATGTACCTGGCAGACTCAATATCCCAGTTCTTCATCAATGGGTCTATCAACACGTCATAAGGGTCTAAAACAGATATATCAACTCCCTTATCTTTTATATTTAATTTCTTAATAGACAACCCATAAAGCAAAACATTCTTTTTGTCTAACACGTCAATCAATTCCAGTTTGTTATCCTTAAACTGTTGATTCCAAATTTCTTGGTAAATTGCCTCCTTATATTCATTTCCACTTAATTCCTTCCAATCAACCAATGGTGGATCATCAATACCGGCCAATGTAGTTTTAATAGTTTCCTTCATCAAAGGAATATTAGCCGCTTGTCTTTGCGTTAAACGATTGGTCTTTACTTTACCTCTGTATAATTCATAATTATCTGTCCAATCTTCGTGTTTCTTTTTTTGAAGCTCAAAACCAGCCTTCTTCTCAGACTGTAGTTTTGTCATCAACTCGGACAAATCATATTGCCCAGTGCTAATGTTGTATGGCATATATATAAAAACAGCGACAAAATGAGTCGCTGCCTATGTTAGGTTAAGCTAGTTTATATATTATAATCTATTTTAAACCAAAAGTCAAATCTCCCTATCTTTCTAAACCTGTGGATAAGTTTTTCCTCACTTTATAAGGCCAATAACTCAACTCTATGCCCATAAATTCTCCCTGAGAACCAAAGTGTATATTGGCACTTCCACCCTTTACTCCATCTAAAGCGCCCTTCTCAATTAATAATCTAAAAATCAATTCATACTTAGTAATTTTCTCTTCTAACTCATATTGGTCTTGGCCTTCAATTTCTATAATTATTGTTCCTTTCATTATTAAAAACTTAATTCTCTATCACCGTAATATGGTTTAATTGGCTGTGAAGCTATTGCTATTCTTTGTGTCGGTGGAGTAAAAGAATAAACTGGGTATCTCGTAGCATCCATTAAGTGATCATTAATCTTCTCCGGCTCTTCTTTAGGTTGCTTATCTACTTCTGTTTCTATCCAATGATACATAGATGCCTCATCTAACCACTCGGTACAATTATTACAAATAAACAATCTTCTTTCTCGAATAAGCGTTTGGACAAAACTGATTCCTCCTGACACATCTTTGCTAGCGTCATACACTGGTATATTCTTCCTTTTACACTCTTCAATCCTATCTGGCTCAGCCGGGTCTGCATAAACTTTATAAACCTTATGCTCTTTAATTTTATTGTTAAGTACCTGTATAATCTCGTCAGTAGTCTTCTCAGCCTGCTTCCACTCATCTACTACATACCAACAATTATCTTTTAAGTATAAAACTACTATGGCCGCTGGATTCCTGAACCCCCAGTCAACTCCTATAATCCTAGCCTCAGTTTTAGTATTAACATCTAATGGAGCTATTATCTGCTCTGGTGGTATATCCCATATAAGCCCTGACATCTTTTGAAACTCCCCACAGTATCTACGAGCAAACTCTTGAGGAGTCAGTCTCTTGCGTTCTGCCTCAAAGTAATCCTTTGGATACGCCGGGTTATCTATTGATCTCCAAGTATAAAATGATAACGAACTATCTGTTTTGTCTTTCCATGGCTTATAGAAATCCTTATACAGCCAACCCATATTATATGGTGTAGTAGTAATCAGTATCTGCCCACCAGTCATAGAGACTCTGCTTCGTAACACTGTCCATGTAAGTTGTGAAGTCATACCACCTTCGTCTAACCATATCCAGTGGGCCGTAATACCTTCTATGCTCAAAGGATTATCAGCTGACCTTATAAACACTACGCCTCCAGTAGGTAATTCTATCTGGCCTTTCTGCTCTTTGTAGTACTTACGTAGTCCCGGTAGCGCCTGAAAGAATTTAGGTAGAGTGGCCTGTTGGAGTATCTTGTATGTAGGGGCAACTATCACTCCGTTCTTATCAGGAAACTCCTGTATCTTTTTAGCAGACCAGTAAGAACCTACGAATGTCTTTCCAGACTGAACACCAGCTACGGCCGCACCAAACTGAGTAGTAAAGTTAAATGCGTCATACTGTGATCCAAATAGTTTAACTTTGACTTCGTTCATCTTTCTCAATAATTATCTTAAATGGATTTTCTTCTTGACCACCTAAGTTCAAATCTTGAGGAGGTCTTCCTTCTAACATTGTCCAGGCAAGTTCTCTATTCTTCTCAATAAAATGCTTAACAAAAGACTCCATATCATCTGGGTGTTCTTCCAGCCAATTCCTTACTCTTTCTTTTATTGTCATTCCTTTAGGTCTGCCAGCTGGATTACCACTTACTCCCTTGACAAATGTTCCGTCTGGGTTCCTGCTTTTTTCCTGATTATCAGGTTCATTCATATTTCTTTTTTTAAATAATCCTTAATTAAAATATTTAAACTCCTTACTTCATCTAACTTGACATTATAAGCAGATATTGTCTTATCAAACACTTCTAAGTTAAGCTGTTGGTATGCTGGATCCTCCGGGTCTGCCTTTTCATTACCTTTTTCAGTCTTTATAATTTGAACATCTATTCTCACTAATTCGTCTTCCAAACGCTTAATATCTCCTTCTGGCATTTTACCTTTTTTCTTTTCATCTTCAATTTGCTTTATTAGAGCTTCCTTTTTGTGTTTTAACCTGTCATATTCTAACCTTAATTCTTCCCGAGCCTCTTTTGTTTGAAACCTTTGAAACTCTAATTCCCAAATCTGTATTTTTGTTTGTTTTAGTTTCTTTTTAAAATATGCTCTAAGTGTATTAGGTTTATACATTCCCCATGCCCACAATATCACATAAATAGTTAATACAATCTCAATATACATTTATTTTTTAGGAACCTTTGCCATGAAAACCGAGCAATACTTTTGATGTGCTGGACTTTCCGGCCAATCTTCCTTTGTTAATTTATACTCTATTATATCATAAAAATCCATTTTAGACAACAACTTTTTCCAGTTATAAATATTTTTACCATCAATAATTTTCCACCATAATCTCTCCCACCATTTTGTTGAATGAAATTCACAAATTATAATATAACTTCTTGTAATACGGATTGCCTCTTTTAGGTATCTCTTAATATCTCTAGGTCCGACATAAATATAAGTCATGTCGCTTAACAATACATCAGTTGACTTATCTGATAATAATATCCTATCCCCAGAATCTACAAAGAAGTGTCCACCCTTAAAGGCTTTTTTACAGAACTCAATAGCATTTTCATTTACATCTGCACCACCGAGTTGTCTATCATGAAAGTATTGTAAAATTCTCTTTAAGTTAGCCCCGCTACCAACCCCTACTTCAATTAAACTCAACCAAGGAACTTCCTTCAACATTTCCACTATTATTTGCCTATGAGGATGAGACCAGCCACTTAATTCAAACTTCCAATCTTGTTGGCGCTTCTGCCACCAACTCTTATGGGCTTTAGTTGTCCTGAATCTATCAAGATCTAAGAAACTCATATATTTTATGCCAACACCTTTCGCCAAGCCAATACCTTAATTTTCTCTGGTACTTGAATGGCAAGTGTCTCATTATTATTTTTCTTAAACTCCACTTTAGTTTTACACACTCAACTTCTTTCAATCCAAAGTTATCTAAAACTTCAGACCCGACCTTTTCACCCTTGAATGGGTGATTATAAAAAGTTGAAATATTCTCTGAATGAGTTCCAACTAAAAATCCTCTTTTGTCGATCTGCATATATCGGCCCAGAAACACATCTTCTACATATTCATGACTCGGTAGTGGGGTTCCCGCTTTATATTTTCCGGCATCCCTTTTTATTGCAGTATACTCAAGGTGTTTGTCAGGATTAACGAAATCTTCTCTTTTAAATTTTAGAGTATAAAATGGCGGATTTGTTGTAGGGTTGTAGTCTGATACTTCTTTAGTAGAATAATTGCAAATATACCCCTTTTTGAAGCCCACAGCGTCATATAAATCACTCCTTAACACTAATTGTATGGATTCTACAGCTCCTTTGTGATAACAATCGTCAGACGGCTGTATGGTCATATAAACATAATCATCTTCAATTCGTGGCACCCCCTTTAATGATTCTCTCAACCTATTAGTAGCTTCAGGGTCTTGATGCTTATCATCGTAAAAACATACCCCTGAAAAAGTAAAAATATACTTCAATCCATTATCTTTTAAAAATTCTCCCAATTCACTAATCCTCTCATCTCCCTCCAATTCCTTAGTAAAACTTATCCACACAGTAAATTTTTGACATGTTTGTGCTTTTAAACTCGGAACTACAACTTGCTTGAATATCTTTAATCTGTTATTGAACCAACGATTTCCCCTGAAACCACCATATAACCCCAGCCCTACGAATGGGACGTACATTAAATGTTTGTATTCCATGGAAATTTATTTATTTTATTAATATAATATTGGCGACCTATCTTATTCGGAAGTTTTTTATCTAAAATCTGTTTTATATTTTTAAGTTTAATCATGTGCCTATAATCTATTGCTGATATTGGCCACTGCCCCATTAAAATACTTTTGGCTATTATTTCAGAAAACCCCTCCATTTTAATTAACCTTAAAGCACCCTGCATTTCCTTTATTTCTTCGTTCATCTGCTCCTTGGGGACACGGCCGTGAATTATTACGTTAGGCATATCTACTCCAAAGTAACTATTGTTACCATACAAATGAAACTCTATTTCAGGGTTTTTTTCTGCTAATTTCGGTATTTTATACCAACCATATCTTTCAAAATCGTCTCCACTTACACTTGTATAAACCTTATTGCCCGGCTTAAAACTAACTTCAAATTTATTTATATCTCCCACGAATGAATGACAAACCTTTGATTCAATACCAAGTTTCTTTAATTCTCTATATTCAGACTGATTTTCAACCCAATTGTCAACATACTTATTAAGATACCTACAAAAAGGTTTAGGGTCAACCCTTATCTTTCCTTTATTATCCAACCAATAACCATTCTTAAGATACAAAATATCAGTACCACACCAAAATAAAGCTTTCTTTCCTTTGTGATTACGAATTGCCATAAAATCCGGTAATCCATAACAGCCCATAAACACTGTCGAATCGTTTATATTAGTATAGTCAACCGTTCCCCAGGTTTCATTTTGTGTTCCCTCTAACGCTCCTAAGGTTGGTGATACTCTACATTGCCATTTTTGCATATTGTAAAAATTTTACTATTAATTGATGAGGACTTAATAACGAACTCTGATAACTTGCATGGTATTGAGCTATAAAGAAATTATTTGATATCTCCCAATTTGGTAAATCAACAATATAATTATTCCAATAACTTTCTCCATCATGCCAGCCAACATTAAGTCCCTCTTTTCTTTTTTTAACTACAAATGTCCCCTTACCCCATTCCTCACTCGTAGCATCTTTAATTCCTAATACGTTCCTGGCATATTCAATAGCACATAATTGATAACCCCAACATTCTCCGTACAATGGTATCCCGAATTCCCTTGCCCATTTAATTTTATCAATTAAATCTTCTATATCATAATCATCTGGATTATGCGTCCCACATATTACCACCCCATTATATTTCTGCCAATTCTTATCTATTTCTTCAAAAGCCCTCTTAACAGACGTATTATACTCCCCAAAAATAACCATAGCTTTTCATCAGTTTTGAATTCTTTATACGACCTTTTTTGATAACTCATTACCCTATCCTCAATTCCCAAAGAAGGATAAACCGGAGCTTGATACAAAACCTCTTGCGCCTCCTTTCTTGTTATTTGACCAGAATTAATTAAAGAAGATAAGTGCGCCTTTCGTTTATCTATTCCAAACTTCTGAAACAAATAAAAATTCTGAAACCAAGTTGTAAATACGCTCTCACAATGCTTTTCACCATAATCTTTATAACCATATTCTTTTTCTAAAACCTTAATGGCCTCTGCCCGGTTATAGTCTAAAAAATCTAACAAATAAAATATCCTTATATGTTTTATCCAGTGATACCAATTCCACTTTATTAAGCCACACATTGGTAATCCTTGCAGTTTTTTACCGGTAACCCATTTATAAATATCCTTTATATGGACCAAATCACGAGCATTGTAACCCCAAGAAGGTGGCATGATACTCTCTGTGGCCACATTACCTCCTGATAGAATCCATCTAATACCATATCTTGAAGCTACCTCATAACTAGAAGCCATTAAAATATGATCTGTCGGTATTTCAATGTTCTTCTGGCCAGCCAATATAAAAGCATTCTGCAATTCTATAAATCTCTTTTTGTCAATCGTATATCTAAAAAATGGTACCTTTAATGTCTCTACTATTCTCATTATATTCTCGTCTGCCTTTGGATCGTTCCAACCATTGTCTATTGAAAAACATAGCGGTTTTAATCCTAATTTAACTGCTTTATGTAATGTAAATGAACTATCTACGCCACCTGACAAACCTATAAGACAATCATACTTTTCTCCTTTAATCTGCTTTAAATATCTTCCAAGATTAATTTTATTATCTTTAGCCATTCTTAATTCTCTTTGCGCCTGATGACAAAAATTACATACTCCATCTTTATCAAGTACAATTTCCTCGGCCGAACCGTCCATTACGCAATGTTTGCAATAAATTAATTCTTTCATTTGATAATATAAAAATTATCTATTTCTTTTGCCTTTGCTTTTTCTTCAACAGTCATTAACTCCTCTGTTAAAGTTTCTCCGGGACGCATACCTATAACATCAATCTTCTGTTTTGTTTTCTTAACAATCTCTTTCGCCATATCCATAATATTAAACTTCTCACCCATTTTCATTATGTAAATATCGCCGCCTTTACTGTCCTCAATAGCTTTAATTACTAACTCACACGCCTCAGGAATAGTCATAAAATACCTTGTCATATTCTCATCAGTTACAGTCAAAGGCTTTCTTTCATCTACCTGCTTTTGCCATATAGGAAGTAATGAACCCCGACTTCCCATTACATTACCAAATCTTACTACTGTACAACCGGCGTTCCTTGTAATAATCTCGCTTAACTTTTTAGTAGCACCCATAACAGAACTTGAATTTACCGCTTTATCTGTGCTTATAAACACATACTTTTCCAAACATTCCCATCTTTGTGCTTCATGTAATAAGTTATAATTCCCAACCACGTTGGTGTTTATAGCCTCTAATGGGTAAATTTCCATAGGCGACACCTCTTTATATGCGGCAGCGTTTATAACTATCTGTGGTTTGAAGTCTTCAAATAAATCAGCAAGTGTTTCCTTATCACGTATATCTCCAACTCTTGGTTCAACCCAATAACCCTGCTGTTTTAACTCCTGCGACAACCCATAAACGTTTTCAGATATATCTAAGGCAAATATCTTATTTGGGGGTGCAAGTTGGCGTACCAGTTCCTGGCCTATCGAGCCAGATGCGCCCGCTATTAGAATTCTCTTGTTTTTTATCATTTTCTATTTGTTTTTTCATTTCTAATAAACCCTCTCTAAACTTAAACTTTGGTACATATCCCAGTCTATTCTTAATCTTTGTTATATCAAATACAAATCTCATGGGGTCAACTGTTCTACCTGTTTTTTTCTCAATTTTCCCTTTATAACCAAACACCTCACAAACCATCTTTCCTGCCTCTTCTGCTGTTAATTCCTCACCGGTACCCACGTTATAAATCTCGTTCCAGTTTTCAAATGGCGTGGTTAGTGCTAATACGTTGGCCTGTACAATATCATCTATATAGCAAAAGTCATTACCTTGCTTGCCACCATATAGAATCGGTTGCATGCCAAATTGTATTCTTTTGAGGAATCCACCTATCAAACCATGATGGCGTTTTTCCTTTCCGTAAATATGAGCATAGCGCAAGATAATGTGAGGGTTTATTTCCTCTACATAAGTTTCTCCCCAAGATTTAGAACAACCATAAGCACTATTTCCTTCTGATTGTATGTCTTCCGCATATGGTGGTTTATATTCATCTAATGGCATAATAGCCGACCCAGTTGAACTATAAACTAATGGAATATGATATTTATTGGCCACCCTTGAAACATTCATGGTTCCGATTCCATTTGTTTCGAAAGCTAATTTTCTATTTCTCCTTGCTTCTGAGAATCTAGCAATAGCCGCTAAGTGCAATATCCTATCCGGCTGTTCTTTTTGAATACACAATTCTAGTTGCCCCAAATCTTTAATATCCTTATTCTCCATTATGTCGAAACCAACGACTTGGTGACCACATTTCTCTAACTCTCTTTGGGTCGCCGAACCGACAAACCCCTTATTTCCTGTAATAAGTATTTTCATATTTCTTTTGCAGGATTTCCCACTACGGTTGTTCCTGCTTTTACTTTTTTAATTACCACTGCCCCAGCTCCGACAATGGCGTTCTCTTCAACATCGGCACATATAATGGCTCCTATACCTATTCTTGCGCCTTTTTTAATAATAATACCTTTTAAGTTTCCATCTAAGTGTTTATCGTTCATTATTTTTACTCCTGGCCCCAAGAACACATCGTCTTCAATAATCGTCAATGGTGGAATAGAAACCATCGTTTGAATTAGGCAATTTTTTCCTATCTTCCCTCCTATGTCGCAAAAGACCCCTATTTTTGTTCCTTTTCCTATTTGATAGTTTCCGTACAGATTTGTTGGTTGCCATACCTTAAAAAAATTCTTTAATTTTTTTGATAACATATCTTAGTTTCCATAAAATTGTTTTATTTTAACCATCGTGTTGAATATAAAACAATTGTTCTATATAAACACCAAAAAAAACCAAAAAAAACAAATCCTAATAATCCTAATGATAATATATTCGTAAATGGTTTTATTAAATATGCAATGACAAGTGAAATTAACATTAACCCCCAAAATATCATTGAAGTAAATAAATTTACAAAATATTTATTCATAAAATTGAAAAATTTTAATTATAAAACTCCCAAATTTTGTCAATTACATAGTCCTGTTCTTTATCTGTTACTGATTTCTCCTTGTGCCATATTTTAATTGTAGAACTTTTTGATTGTTTCAATGACATAATCTTGTTCTTTATTTGTTAGGTTCTCATAGCAAGGTATTCTGAGAGTACTTGCTTCGTATTCCTTTGCTTTTGGTGGTTTGGGATATTCTGGACTAAAAGGATATAAATTTTTCATAGTTTCTATTCCATTTTCTTTTAAGAAGTTATAAAGTTCATCTCGCCTGTCAGTCCTGATAATAAAGTCCTGCCACACCCTCAAAGAATCATTATGTCCGAAATAATGTGGCAAAACTAAATCTAATTCATTTAATTCTCTCAAATACTTTTCTGCTATTTCCTTACGTCTTGCTAAAATCTCGTCTATATGTTGTATTTTAATGTTTAGCAAAGCTGCCTGCAAATTGTCCATTCTATGATTCCCACCAAATCCTAAGTTGTCTTCTTTATAGTGATTTCTGTACTCCTTAATATAATTATACACCTTTTCGTCATTTGTAGTTATAGCGCCAGCATCACCCTTACAACCCAAGATTTTTGCAGGATAAAAAGACCAGCATTGAACCTTACTTGTAGGATTCTTAACTGCCCCAAGCGCTTGGCAAGCGTCTTCAATAATAGGTATATTACCGATATTAACTACTGGACTCAATTCTCCCGCTATATGAACTACTATATGTGCGTTCCACATTTCTTCTGGGGATTCACCCATATCATAAACTATTGGCGTAGCACCGGCGTTTATCACAGCCCCGCAAGTTGCCTTAAAAGTATGACTTGGCAATGATACTTTATGTCCGCTACCAATTCCTAATGCTTTTAGAGCCAATAAAATAGCGTCTGTCCCGGAGGACAACGCCACTGCAAAACGAGTTCCGACATAATTAGCCAGTCTCTTCTCAAACTCGTCAACATCATCCCTTAAAATAAGTTGACCTGTTTTGTTTATACGCTTCCAAGCCTTATCGTATTCTTTTTGGAATCGCTTATAATCTCGTGAGTAATCTATAAATTTTATCATAGTCTTATATAGTTTTTATTCTTTAATAGTTTTGATAAGTGTTTTAATGGCTCTCGCTCACCCTTTAAGAAATTATGACTGTCTCCTAGAAACCCAGAATGCTTTGTTGCTACCACCTTTATGTCTGCGCCATTGAGCCAAGCGTTTCTAATAGCCTCTACACATCTATAATTCATAAATATAGCCCCAGAATAGATATAAACTTCCTTTCCTGATAAAGCTAATCCACACGCTATCCCGGCCATTGTTTGTTCACATACCCCGCAATTTATGAAGTGCTTTGGTCTATGTGTTTCTACCCAAGGATAACCAAGGTCTCCTGTTAGAAGCCAACAATCTCTATCCTTTATCCAGTTCCAAAATTGCTCTCTTGTAGTCATCTTTTGTTAAATTATAATAGTGATTTCGATACCCCATTTTTTCAATTAAAGGAACTCCTTTGCCCTTAATTGTTTTTACGACCTTAAATGGAAATACTTTTTGCATAACTTCCAACGCCTTGTCTAGTCCTAAAATATCTTCTGTTCTCCCAAGGGCCTGCAAGCGATTCCTATCCACGTAGATCTTTAAGTTGGTTAGTTTGTGTTGCCGGGCAAATAATAAACTCTCATAAAAAGTACCCTCCTGGCAATCTCCATCTCCAAGAAGACAATAAATGTCTCTATCTCTGTCGGCCAGTGCCATACCTACTGCCACTGGTAGTCCGGTCCCCAACGATCCCCCCGACCAAGGTAGTCCGGCTTCTTTGCTTGGGAGTGGATACTTCTTTAACAACTCTGTTGCCTTTTTAAGTGAGTGCTTATAACAATAATATGCCGCTACCCCACTGGCCTTACCAAAAATGAATATATCTTTTAGCTTCTTAATCTTGTGTATAGCAGTTATAATATCTATACATGACAGCGCCGAGCCAATGTGACAGGCCCTAGCCCTAAATGACGCCTTTATTATCTTCTTTCTTAGACCCTGATTTAACATCTTGTTTAACTTCTTTAACTTTTTTATTGATTTCTGCTTCTTCGGCCTGTATTTCTGTTAAATCAGAATCAATACTTATAATTAGCTGTTTGGTTTGGTTATAAAAATCAAACGCTTTTTTAATCTTCCTTTGAAGTAAAGATTGAAGTTTATTTTGATATTCTTCTATCATAGTTTATTTTTTATTGTTAATATATACTAATGTCATCCATCCTTGTGTTAAAAATAATCCACCACCAATAATGGCATACCCATCTGCATCTATTAACCCGCCAATTAAGGCTAACGCACCTAATACTACACAAATTATGGAAAATACTTTTAATGTTGTTTTCATATATTTGTTTCTAATTCTTTTAATAATGATTTTAATGCTTGAACCGCCGACCTAACTTTCCAAGCCATTGCTCTGTCTGGCTCTTTTATGTTTGGTTCTTTTGATTTTTTTAACAATTCTTCAAAGCACCACCATCCTATCATAACTACACTATCTTCTAATGGCACTTGATTTTTATGCCACACAATAACTGGTATTTGGCTACCTAAACTCTCTCTTTTAACCTGTCCAAACCAATTATTCTTAAAATTCTTTTGATTTTTGGCTTCTATACAGAGATTAAGGTCATTCCAAATATCTCCTTTATTAAGCCCACTACCAGACCCTTTTTGTCTATAAGCCCTTGTGTCTAATCCAGACACTCTTAATCTATCTACTATCCAATCTTCTAAAATTTTACCTTTTGCTTTTGCTGACTTTGGATTCATATTTTGTTAGAAAACATCTTTTTTTACATTTTACGCAGATACAATAAGAACCGAAATCATCTTTTCCCATTTTATATCGGTCAAAACAACAATCTGATACAGTAGTGATTTTTTCATTCTTCATAGGTTAGATAATTATTCGTATTTCTTTTTTATTTGCCCACCCTACTATTATCCACCTTATTTTATCCCTCAACTCCTGCTTGCTGATGAAGTTATGTTTTATCCAAGATTTTAATTTGTCGGCATTTGTTGTTAATAATACTTGATGATATTCACCTTGTTCTAAAACATTAACTATATATTCATTATAGGTGCTAAACTCTTTATCGAAATCCTTCCACACATCTTTTTCTTTTGGCTTACAGAAAGGACAATTTTTACTTAATTCAACCACATTAGAAATCCTGCCACATTTGTTACATTTTCCTTTTGGTTCAAAAATTGGAACTTCATAGCCTTTTGGTACTTCTTGGGGAATATGTAATCTTTCTTTTGGTACTTTTTCTGCACAAAAAGTTGTAGCTTTTTCAATCGGCTCCCCCCAGTATTCACAAGTATGACTATTATTAAACCTACATCCATCACAAAACATCTTTTCTTTTGGTTCTTCTTTTTGTGAGATTTTAGGGGTCATAGGGTTATTTAAAGATTTCTTTTTTAAGCACGTTTACTTTGGGGATACATAATACTCCTCTATCTTCTAACCCAATTCTATCTCTTGAAATTACTATCCTTTTTGAATCTTCAAAAATCAAAAATCCTACGCTTTCTATTTCTGCTGGTTGCAAAGAAATTGCATCGTCTGTTTGAACATTTATGATATTACTGTCTGTCCAAACTATTTTATAGATTATCATATTTTTCAACTTTTAAGCCATTTAACTTTTTAATA